GGCAGCAGGTGGCAGCGGCTGAGCAAAGTGTACCTGCGAAAGCATCCGCTATGCGTGAAGTGTATGGCACAGGGACGGTTCACAGCAGCAACTGTGGTCGACCATATCATTCCCCACCGTGGTAATCCGCATCTGATGTGGGACGAAAGCAACTGGCAGGCGTTATGCAAGCCCTGCCACGACCGGAAAACCGGAAGCGAGGACAACAGACCGGAATACACCTACTGAATAAATCCTTTCGCCTAACATAGAATACATTTTAGGAGAAAATACGCCGAACCACTTGACTTTTCGCCTAAAACAACTTATAATTAGGAGAAAGGAGCGTGAGAATATGAGAAACTTCGATTATCGTGAACTTGCAGGTTGTTCTTGGGACAATGAAATACTCGGACTTGTGGCACAGATTCATGAATACAAGGGCAGGCAGGAACTCTATCTGAAACAGAAGCCCGCGGAGCTTGACCGTTTGATAGAGATTGCAAAGGTACAGAGTACGGAAGCATCTAATGAGATTGAGGGAATCCGCACAACCAACACACGCCTGCTACAGCTTGTACGGGATAAGACAACACCCCATAACCGTAACGAGGAAGAAATCATGGGCTACCGCGATGTGTTGAATACCATTCACGAGAACTTCGAGTTTATTCCAATCACTTCCAATTATATTCTGCAGCTCCACCGTGATTTGTATCAGTATTCCCATAAGAGCATTGGCGGAAAATTCAAGAACACACAAAATTATATCAGTGCAACGGATGCAGAGGGACGAGAGTTTGTTTTGTTTACCCCGCTTGCCCCGCACGAAACACCTCCGGCAATTGATGCAATCTGCGAAAGCTATAACCGCATGATTGATACACAGGAGCTTGACGCTTTGCTGCTGATACCCGTGTTCATTCACGACTTTCTCTGCATACACCCGTTCAATGACGGCAACGGCAGAATGAGCCGCCTGCTGACGACCCTACTGCTGTATCGCTCCGGCTATGTGATCAGCAGGTATATTTCCCTTGAAAGCAAAATTGCCAAGAACAAGAATCTTTACTACGATGCTTTGGAGCAGTGTCAAAAAGGCTGGAACGAGAACACAGAAGATCCCACGCCTTTTATCAAGTATCTGCTGCAGACCATTCTTGCTGCGTACCGTGACTTCGAGGAGCGTGTGGCAATGGTTGATGAAAAGTTGCCTGCAATCGAAACGGTGCGTCGGGCTGTCTACCATAAAATCGGAAAGTTTACCAAAAGTGAAGTCATGGAGCTTTGTCCGACACTCAGCAAGGCTTCCATTGAGAATGCAATCAAGAAGCTTGTGGAACAGGGATTGCTTGTAAGGCACGGAACAGGACGCAGCACATTCTATACCAGAAGTGATGCACAATAAAATGATCGCATCTGTCGTGAAAACGGCAGGTGCTTTTTTATACGCCGGGGTTGGGCTGGGGGTATCGAAATCTCTAATTGTGAATTTTTTACAGACCGGCGTTCCCTCTCACACACAAAAACCAAGGTTCAAACGAGGGATTAACCCCGGAAATATGCAAACAAGCCGAAACCTACGCAGTTTCGGCTATTTTTCTCTCAAAAAGGCAGGTGAAATCAGATGGCAAAGGACGGCACAAGAAGAGGCGGCAGACGAGTTCGTGCAGGCGATAAGCCAAAAGCCCTCTCCGACAAGATTGCAGAGGGCAAGGTTGCAGATGTTATAGAATTTCATGCTCCGGAATTGGACGCAGCTGATTTGGACGATGCCGCTGATTTGACCGGTGCGGATATGCCAAGCCCCAGTGCATACTTGTCTGCCCAGCAGAAGAACGGAAAACCGCTGGGAGCAGACATTGTGTACAAAGAAACGTGGCTCTGGCTGAAACAGCGTGGCTGTGAAAAGCACGTCAACAAACGGCTGCTGGAAAGTTACTCGCAGGCATTTGCCCGATTTGTACAGTGTGAAGAAGCCCTCAGTACCTATGGACTGCTGGGAAAGCACCCGACCACCAGCGGCGTTATTGCCTCTCCGTTTGTGCAAATGAGCCAGACATTTCAGAAACAGGCAAATTTACTCTGGTATGAGATTTTCGATATTGTGAAACAGAACTGTACGACCAAATTTGACGGCACACCACAGGATGATTTGATGGAACAGCTTCTGAGCAGCAGAAAGTGAGAAATACATGAAAGCAGATACTCAGTTCTGGCGAGATCTGAAAGCCAATCGCCAGAAGATGACCAAACAGCAATACAGAACCATTAAGGGACAGGCAGTCAGCGAAAAAGTGCTGGATGCCAGAAAAGGTTTACAGAAAGTTTTGAAGCGGAGGAATGGAGCATGACCACAACCAAAGAATTTCAGCTTGTTGATATCAACAAGTTAGTACCCTATGCCAATAACGCCAGAACGCACAACAAGGAACAGATCCTGAAACTTCGCTCTTCTCTGCGTGAGTTTGGATTTGTCAATCCGGTCATTATCGACCGGGAATACAATGTGCTGGCTGGACATGGACGCATTATGGCGGCAAAGGAAGAAGGCATTGCAAAAGTACCCTGTGTGTATGCCGACCATCTGACGGAAGCACAGAAGAAAGCGTACATTCTTGCTGACAACCGGATGGCATTGGATGCAGGCTGGGACGAAGAACTGCTGTCCGTTGAAATGCAGGAGTTGCAGGAACTCGGCTTCGACCTTTCCATGACCGGATTTGATGAAAAGGAACTGACAGATCTGCTGGGTGCGGATGCAGACGGCGAGGCAAAAGAGGATGACTTTGACCTGTCTGCCGCCTTGGAAAAGGCTGCATTTGTACAGCGTGGCGATGTATGGACAGTTGGCAAACACAAGCTGATGTGCGGTGACGCTACTTCTGCGGAAGATGTATCTGCTCTCATGGGTGACACCAAGGCAAACCTCATTCTGACCGATCCGCCCTATGGCGTTTCGTTTAAGAGTGCCAGCGGTTTGACCATACAAAACGACAGCATGAAGAACGAAGAGTTTTATACATTCCTGCTGTCCTCCTTTCAGCGAATGGCAGAACATCTGGAAAAAGGCGGTTCTGCCTATGTATTCCATGCAGATACCGAAGGGCTGAATTTCAGAAAAGCATTCATTGATGCAGGATTTCATCTTGCAGGCTGCTGCATCTGGGTAAAAGACAGCCTCGTCCTCGGTCGCTCGGATTATCAGTGGCAGCACGAACCTGTGCTGTATGGCTTTATGCGGAATGGCAAGCATCACTGGTATTCCGATCGTAAGCAGACAACCATCTGGCATTTCGACAAGCCGAAACGCAATGCCAATCACCCCACCTCCAAGCCGCTGGACTTGCTTGGCTATCCCATCGGCAATTCCACGCAGGAAAATGGCGTGGTAATGGACACCTTTGGAGGCAGCGGTTCTACCTTGATGGCATGTGAGCAGATGAACCGCATCTGTTACACCATGGAACTGGATGAAAAATATGCCTCGGTGATTCTTCGCCGGTATGTGGAAGATACGGGAAATGCCGATGGTGTATATGTTGTGCGGGATAGGAAGCAGATTGCTTATGCGGAATTGGTAAAGGAATTGGAATTGAACTGAATTCAGTCTATTGCCAAAAAGCAGAAGAACGGATCGCATCTGTCTGATTCTCACAAATGACAGCCGAAACATTCTACATATCTCACAGTTGCTATCTGTGGGAAACAGAGTTAATATGTGTCATGGCGAAAGCAAAAACGCCGAAAGAAAGGAGTTTTTCACATGACCATTACTTATCACAGTCAAAATCGAAAGGAACTGGTGAAAGCCATCAGTGAGATTATCGGCATTCCGGCAGTATATCAATTCATGCCCACCTGTGCCTACAAAATCGGGGAATGCTACACCGTTACCAAGTCCGGTGATCTGGAAATCAGTGACCAAGCCGACCGTAAGGAAACAGAACGGCTTCTTGCCGAACTGGCAAATCGGGGCTATGCTGTTCCGGACACAACAGAACCGGAATCCAAGGGCTTGACGGTGCAGATGCCAGCCGATTTCTTCACGGAACATACACTGGGCAATCTCCGGAAGATCTGCGAAAACAAGGTTGCCCTTTTTCAGGCAGCTTTTCAAACCGATTCACTGGACGTCATTCCGTCTGATGAAAAGGTGGAATTTCCGTGGTTCATGGTCGAACAGGACGGTGATGCAGATGCCTACTGTACCTTCATTTCCATGCTCTGCGAATTTGCCAAGAACCAAAGCCGCATCAACCGCAAGCCGGACACCTCCGACAATCCCAAGTACACCATGCGGTGTTTCCTGATTCGTCTGGGAATGGTGGGTGCAGAATTCAAGGCAGCAAGAAAAGTCATTCTTCGCAATCTCACAGGCAATTCCGCATTCAGAAAGGTTGGTGATACTGATGCAGTTTCCGAGTGAATCATATCTGGAACAGCTGCGAAAAAAGTACCCTGTCGGAACGAAATTACAGCTGCTTTCTATGCGAAATGAAACATATCCGATTCTTCCCGGAACAGTCGGCGAGGTCACACATATTGATGATGCGGGCAGCATTCATATGCGGTGGGAAAACGGTTCTTCCCTTGCTCTGATTCCCGAAATCGACAGTTTCCAGACCGTATCCGAGGCGAAAAAATAAGGCGGCACCTCCTCCATTGTACGGTATGTTACCATACAATCGCAAGAATTGCAAGCGTGTATTCTACACAATCTTTTGACCTCATTTTCTGTAGATTTAGCCGCTTGCTATCTCCTCCGTTTAGAGTTAATATGGTTACAACGAAAGGGGTGCGGGTTGCCAGTGGCAACCTCTGCGAAGCAGAAGCACCGACCGAGGCGACAGCCGAGACAAAGCCCGAAACTACGGAGGAAAACATTATGAACGCTAAAACAGAAAGACAGATTGAAAACCTGAAAAAGCAGACCATCGGCGTGGAGATTGAGATGAACCACATCACCAGAGAACGAGCTGCCAAACTTGCCGCCGACCATTTCGGCACAGGCAGATACGAATACACCGCCAGCCGAAACGGCTACAGCACTTGGTCGGCATGGGATGCACAGGGCAGAGAATGGAAATTCCAGAAAGACGTCAGCATTGCAGGATGCGATGCCGAAAAGTGCGAACTGGTCACGCCGATTCTGAAATACGAGGACATTGAAACCTTGCAGGAACTGGTAAGAAAGCTTCGCAAAGCCGGAGCAATCAGCCACGCAGGAATAGGGGCTGGGGTTCATGTTCACATTGGAGCGAACGGACACACACCGCAAACCCTGCGAAACCTCGCCAACCTTATGGCGAGCCACGAACGGCTGATTGCAAATGCCCTGAAAATCGACCAAGGCAGAATGAACCGATATTGCAGAACGGTCAATCCCCAATTCATCGAACAGCTGAACCGAAAAAAGCCCACCAACATGGCACAGTTCGCAGACATCTGGTATACGGCGAACGGGGCAAATTACGGCAGAAATCAGCACTACAACGACAGCCGATACCATATGCTGAACTTCCACGCAACCTTTACAAAAAGCACAATCGAATTTCGACTTTTCCAGTTTGACAAGCCTACAGCAGAAAAGAAAAACGGACTTCACGCAGGACAATTGAAAAGCTACATTCAGCTTTGCCTTACACTTTCCGAAATGGCAAAGGAACTGAAAACAGCAAGTCCAAAGCCACAGCAAACGGAAAACCCGAAATTCGCCATGCGAACATGGCTGATCCGATTGGGACTGGTCGGCGAGGAGTTCGCCACAGCGAGAAATTTTCTTACCAAGAACCTTGATGGCGATGCCGCCTTCCGGTTCGGCAGATAAAGAGACAGCCTTTTGCTACCAGCTACACCAGACCGCTTCGGCGGTCTTATGGTGGTGAAAGGGTATCCCTTTCAGAAAGGATTTGATTGCATGAAAAAGTTTTACCTTACTACTTTTTGAAAATCAGGGCATATTTTTCCACGCACAAACAAAATATAATGATTATAGTACGCTCTGTAATGCAGACAGAGCGTTACCCGTTTGTTAGTTCCTGACGCATTGCACAAAGATCACACACATTCAGCACACCGTCCTCGCAAAGATCAGCAGCCTTCCAGTCCGGCAGCACCGTGTCCGGAACAGCCA